ATCACACAACAACATGGAAGCATTAGCATTTATATTAATTTTTATAGCATTTGTTTTTATAATTATAAATTTTAGAGATGGAGAGAAAACAGATTTTTTTGATTAGCGGAATTTTAGAAGTTAAAATTAGGAGAGAGTGGAAACCTTTTAAATTTGAAGGTGTAGTCTCAACAGGTAACAGTATAGAAGAAATTAAAGAAAATATAAGTTTTTATCGTGGAGGTTTAAAAAATTTAAAAAAATATAAAGATAAAGAGCATAGATTTAAAAATATAAAAAAAGAAGTAGAACTAGGATTAACAAATGATTTTTACCCTGTATGGAAAAATTAATTGATTTGTTGCTAAATATATGGTCAATTAGTTTTTTTATACCATTTTTATTGTTAATTTTAATGTCATTCATTGTAATGATTTACTTAATACTAGTTCAACTATTTAACGCAATATTTGAAATCTTTAAATAAAAAATATGAAAAAAATAGAATTTATTATATCTTCTTTTATCGCAGAAATGATGCCTAATTTATTCAACAATGTGTTAAAAAATATTAAAAGACAAGACGAATATTTTTTAAGAGATTTTTGTGATGGAGATGGTATAAATGTTAAGTTTGGATACGAAGATGATGATGATTTTGTTATATATTTTGAAGATAAATTATATGAATATATATCTAACAATATTAATGATGTTAAAATTATTGTAGGTAAAAAACATAAAGAATTTTTTAAATTAACAGAAAAATTAGAACAATTTTATATTCAAGAAGAAGAGTACGAAAAATGTAAATTACTGAAAGAAATAAGAGAAAACTGGAAAAAGTTTTAAAAAAAATATAGAAAATATTTGCACAGTAAAAATATTTTTCTTATATTAGATTAACTAAATTAAATTAAATACAATGGAAAAATTAAAAACAATCAATATCAAAGGTAAAGATTATGTTGAGGTCAACGAAAGACTAAAATATTTTCGTAAAAGTTACCCAAACTTTTCTTTAGAAACAGAAATACTACAATGCACAGATGCTCATTGTGTATTTAAAGCAACTATTAAAGATGAATTAGGCAGAGTTTTAGCTAGTGGTCATGCTCATGAAGTTCAAAGTTCTAGTTACATTAACAAAAGTTCTTTTGTTGAAAACTGTGAAACATCTGCATGGGGTAGGGCTTTAGCTAATTTTGGTATAGGAATAGACTCTAGCGTTTGTTCTGCACAAGAACTTTCTATGGCTTTAGCACAACAAAAATCAAAACCAGTAGTGAAAACAACTAACAAAAAAATGACATCAGAAATTTTTGATGCCATGCTTAACGCTATTAAAGATGGTAAGTCTGATTTAGTTAAAAGCAAAATGAATGATTACAAAATGACTAAAACCCAAAAAGAATCATTACAAAAAGAATTAAATTAATAAACCAAAACAAATTAAAATGAATAAATTAATAGAAGAGATGAGGTTAAAAAACCTCACTAGGAATAAAGTTTCAGCTACAACAGGTTTATCAAAACCTACAGTTAGAAAATATCTAAAAGAACCTGAGCTTTTTCCTGTAAAAAGTGCAAGAGTAATTAATAACCTATTAAATGTAGAAGATGAATACGGATTTAAAGAATTGTTTAGATAATAAACAACTAATCTATTTTTTAGAAGAAGAGTATATCAAGTCTAGGTTTCCAACTATAAGAAAAAAATGGGCGGAAACTACTCTTGAAGAACTTTCTCCTAAGATATACAAAATCATAAAGAACAGAACAGGTGTGAGTAAAAGAAAATTACTTTCAGACGCAAGAACTAGGGAGACAGCTATGGCAAGAAAGTGTCTTTCTATTGTAACTCATAGATTTATGAACTTACATGAAGAGGTTGTAAAAAAATTTGTAAACAGAGATAGAACAAGTGTGTTGTATTATAACAGAAACTTTGAAGACTGGTACACTTATGACCCTGAATTTAAAAAAGTTTTCTCTATAATTTTAAAAGATTGTTGCGACATAATAAAAGATGGCAAACAACAAGAACCTAGAACTATAAAAAGAAAACTTATAGAAGAATTCAAAAGAACTGAAGTTGAAAAACTTAAACAAGAGAATAGACTTTTAAAGCAGAAAGTTTACAGATTAGAGAAGAGGATTAAAAAAGAATTATTAACCAACTAAATTTTTATTATGGCAGAGAATATTTTTTGTGGTAGTGGTAGAGAAGTTTCTTTTGATAATGGTAGTTCTATTGTAAATGTTACATTGAACTTAGCAGAATTAAAAGAACATATCTATGATTACAATGGTAAAAAGTATGTTAATTTAACTGTGGGTGCTCGTAAAGAGCCAGACCAATTTGGTAAAACTCATTACGTTAAGATTAACACTTTTAAACCTGAAGAAAAAAAGGCTAAGTCTGAAAAGGTTGCAGAACCTAAAGACGATTTACCTTTTTAGTTGATTTCCATATAATTTTAAAGCAGGAGGTGTTGTTTTTAACTTCTCCTGCTAAATTAAAACATAATTATGAAAGCATACATAGAAGTAACTTACATAGACCCTGACTTAGAAGACAAAGAAAAAAAAGAAATACTAGCAGAAATGTTATTTTTAAAATGCCATGACTGGGTTCATGGAGAGGACATTCCTGTGATAAACTTTGAACGAGAGGACGAAGGATGGTATACAAAGATTTTTAGTTTTAATAAAAAATATGACGCATAATGTTTTTAAAAATAGATAAAAATACATTTATAGATTCTAAAAGTATAATTAGTATTGAGTGTGAAGAAAGAAAATTAAATATACATTTAGCTAATGTAAATCCAAAACTTGATATTATATATGACACAGAAGAAGAATGTTTTAATACATTTGAAAAATTAATAAAAGTTTTATCTGTTAAAGACATTAATGTTAATGTTGCAAAAAAACAAAAAACTCCTGAAGGAGATAAACAAATATTATTTGAACAATTTTGGAACACTTACAATAAAAAAATAGGACTTGAAAAATGTAAGAAAAAGTTTTTTTCATACAATATAAAAACTATTGCAGAGATATTAAAATCTGTTCCTGAGTATGTAAAAAATACTTCTAATGTAAAATACAGAAAGAATCCTTTAACATGGCTAAATGGAGAACACTGGAAAGATGAATACACAAATGAAAAAGAACATAAAAAACCAAAACAAAATTTTAACTACGAAGATTTATTTTAATGAGTGAGCAAAATGATTTAATAGAAATATCTCAAAGCAAAGGAGAAGTAAGACATATATGTAATAATTGTTCTCATGATAGAAGAAAACCTAAAGAGAAATGCCTTGCTATAAACTCTTCTTCAGGTGCTTATCACTGTCATCATTGTGGCGATTCAGGTATTTTAAATTCACATAAAACATTTAGAAAAGAAGAAAAACAATATGTTGTTCCTGAAAATTTTAATTACACTAAACTTTCAGACAAAGCATTAGAGTGGTTTAAGTCTAGAGGAATATCACAAAAAACTCTTATAAGAAATAAAGTAACACAATCAGAAGAATACATGCCTCAAGTTGAAGCAAAAAGAAATGTTATTTGTTTTAATTATTTTAGAGATGGTGAGCTTGTTAATATAAAATATAGAGATGGAGAAAAAAACTTTAAACAAGTTAAAGATGCAGAGAAGGTATTTTATGGTCTTGATGATATTAAGGGTAAGAAAGATGTTTATATAGTAGAAGGAGAGATGGATAAATTAGCTTTAGAGGAAATAGGTATAACTAATTGTGTTTCTGTTCCTGATGGAGCTCCTAATCCTGGAACTAAAAACTTTCAAAGTAAATTTTCTTATTTAGATAATTGTTGGGAATACTTTAAAGATGTAGAGAATGTATATATATGTTCTGACAACGATACTAATGGTAGAGTATTGTTAGAAGAGTTAAGTAGAAGAATAGGAAGAGAAAGATGTTTTATTGTTAGGATGCCTGATGGTATTAAGGACGCTAACCAAATGTTAATGGAGCATGGTGTTATGAATTTAGAAGAATGTATTTTGTCTGCTGAACCTTATCCTGTTGAAGGTATATTTACTGTAAAGTCTGAACAAGATTATATGTTTGATGTTTTCCAAAATGGAAAGAAAAAAGGATTAACTACAGGTTATCAAGTTTTAAACAAACATTATAACATGAGAACTTCTGAACTTGATGTTTGGACAGGAGTTCCTGGTAGTGGTAAAACCATGATGGCTCTACAGATAATGTTAAATTGCTCTGTATTGTATGGTTGGAAATGGGGAGTATTTTCTCCTGAGAATTATCCAGTAGGAGACTTGTATGATACTCTTGCTGAAATGTATATAGGTAATACTTCTGACTTAGATAAAAAAGACAGAATGAGTATAGACGAATACAAACAAGCATTAAATTTTTTACATGAATATTTTTACGTTATATATCCTGAAGATGATTTTAGATTAGATAATATATTAGATAAGTTTAAGCATCTTGTTATGAGATATGGTATAAAAGGTTGCCTTATAGACCCTTTCAATCAAATAGACCATGACTTTAACGGAAAAGATGAAACAACTTATATAGGAGATTGTTTAACTAAGATAAGAAGATTTGAGCAGGTCAACGATTTAAAGTTTATTATTGTTGCTCATCCTAGAAAAATGGATAAAGATGAAAATGGATATTATAAAAAACCAACTGCTTATGATATTAGTGGTAGTCAAAACTGGTTTAACAAAGCAGATAATGTTATTTGTTTACACAGAGTAAACCCTATGGATATATATGATACATCTGTTTTGTTTAGTGTACAGAAAGTTAAGTTCCAAAAATTAGTAGGTATACCAGGAGAAGAAACTTTAAAGTTTGATAGAAGGTCAAATAGATTTTTAGATATGTCTAACTTTTGTCCTTTAGATACAATAAAAACAACGTATACAAGTTATGAACTATTAAATAAATTTAAAAACAATGGATAGTTTTGATAAGTTTAAAAAAGATTTAAGATACGGAGAAGATTCTGAGATATTGTTTTGTATATATCTTATTAAGAATGATTTAATTATAAATAATTTAAATTTAGATTATAAATATGATATAAAAGCTTTTAGTAAAAAATTAGATAGACATTTATTTTTTGAGTTAAAAACAGACAAGTTTGTTGATAAAGAAAATGATACAGGAAATATGGCTATAGAAATAAGATATAAAAAAAGACCTAGCGGAGTATCAAAAACAAAAGCTGATTGGTTTGTTTATTTTTTTAGAAACTTAAAAAAAGAAAATATATGGATGATAAAATGTTCAGACTTAAAAGACCTTATAAAAAATAATAATTTTAAAAAAGTTATGGGTGGAGATAACAGTGACTCAGAATTAGTTTTAATACCAAGAAACAATCATAAAGAAAGTTTTAATGTTATAAGTTATCCTTTTACTAAGAAAGAAAAAAATTTAGCAAAACTTATATATAAATTAAAATTAGATTATCATTTAAACTCAGACAAAATAAAACACATGTTAAAATGAAGCCTTTAAAAATAAAAAAACAAAAAAGAGAACATAGAGAAGGATATAATGAATGGATGAAATACATTTATTCAGTAGTTAAAAAAATAAAAAATGATAAGAAGAAAAAAGAAAGATAAAAGAAGAGTAAGAAACGCTAAAGAATCTATCTATGATGGAATAAAGTTTAGGTCTAATCTTGAGTTGTTTACTTACAAAGAATTAAAAAAAAATAAAATAAAATTTTCTTACGAAGAACATAGATTTAATTTAATAGAAGGTTTTAAATATACTCCAGATTGTTGGCAAAAAGGTAAAAAGAAAAAACAAACAACTTTTGTAAAAGCACAAAAAAACATAAAAAATACAACATATTTGCCAGATTTTTGTAATTTAGAGGATAATTGGATAATAGAGTGCAAAGGATTAAAGACTGATGTGTTTGTGTTGAAATGGAAACTTTTCAAAAAATATTTAAAAGATAATAATTTACAATATAAACTTTATATGCCTAGCAATCAGTCTCAAGTAGTTGAAACTATTAAACTTATAAAAAATGATTAAAAATATAATATTCGGAGTCGCTTTTCTTTTATTTATAAACTGGTTGTTTAACATGCAAAAACAAAATAGTTTAGAGAAAAGAATAGCTGAAGAAAAACAAATCTCTTTAGAACTAATACATTATATAGATAGTGTAGAACAAGTAATGGACAGTTTAGAAATTGTCTTAATTAAATTAGAAAATTATGATAAGTAAATTATTCGGTAATGTTTTTAACAACTTAATTGATAATGCTGAAGGTATTATTGATGAGTGTGTTACTACAAAAGAAGAAAAAATAAAATTAAAAAATGAAATACAAAAAGCTTTATTAGATGCAGAATCTAAAGCACAAGAACAAGTAACTAGGCGTTGGGAAGCTGACATGAAAAGTGACTCGTGGCTTTCTAAAAACATAAGACCTATGACTTTAATATTTCTTACAGTTAGCACAGTGTTAATTATTTTTATGGACGCTGGAGCTTTACAGTTTGAAGTTAAGCCTAGCTGGATAGATTTGTTACAGCTCACCCTCATAACTGTAATTGGGGCGTACTTTGGCGGAAGGTCGCTTGAAAAAGTAAAAAACACAAATAACAATAAAAATAATAATAAAAATGGCTAGAGGAAATGTATTTGTTTTTAGAGCAAAAAAGAAAAAGAAAAGAAAAGGAGTTCATTCTAAAAATGCAAGTGTTGGATGTCATGGATATAAAAAACCTTATAGAGGTCAAGGCAAATGAAAAATAAAAATCAAAAAGAGTTAGAACCTTGGCAAGAAAAACTTGTCTTAATAGGTAGAAAATTGCAATCGCAAAACGATAAAAAAAAGAATAAAGAAAGATTAGAAAAGGAAAAGAGCCCACAAGAATAGTAGGCCCCTACCAAAAAAAATTAAAAACCCATAAGTAGAAAGAAAACTTATGAGATAAATATATAAAATATATTTTAATTATCAAAATCAGTGTATGTAATATGCACTTGACCTCCTAATTCTAATATTTTTGCTATAGCAGGGTAAACTCTTTTGTAAGCCTGAGATGACTTACCTATAAAACCGTCTTTCTTGATTTTGTTGTTTTCTTGTGTGTCTCCGAGTAATAAACATCCTGAAGTATGCTCATCAGTATTACCACAGTGTATAAGAATCCACTTAAAATTAGGAACATTGGTAACATGCAACATACCACAATGAATTTTAGAAAACCTTTCAGAATATTTTTTATGATAACCACCTTCTTTTCTAAGTTTAATTTCATAAGTACCAGCTGGGATTCTAGTTTCTCCACGAACTTTTTCGTTTCTTTTTTCATCTTCTAAAGTATAACACAAAAATGTTTTTGTACCACTATCATCATCAACCAAAAAAAGTATTCCGTTAGTTGAATCTTCTTGAGAGCTAAATCTTAATACTTCTAAGTTCATATATTATGCTGCTGACCAATATGCGT